GGGAAGCCGGGCGGCGGTTCCGGGGTGCAGCTGGTGGAGGCACCGGTCGCGGTCGGCGGCCACGACGACTCCACGATGGTCGTCGGCCAGTACCCGCCCGCGAAGCCGATCGTGCCGGGGGACTACTACCCCGGCATGTCCGGCGCGGGCGAGGGCAACGTGCTGGTCGGCGGTTACAAGAAGGGGCGCCGGGGATGAGTGACACGTTCCCGCGCGGTCCCGGGTCGCCGCAGGCCGCCGGTGCCGGGCAGATGGCGCACCTGTCCGTCCACGAGGCGGTGGTGATGAACGAGCCGGAGGTGGACGGCCCGTCGGACTTCGACCGGCCGCAGCCGGCGGACGAGGGCGGCAGCGACTCGGGCGGGTGGGTGAAGACCGCCGACTACGACACGGGCTATTACGGGATCGACTCCGGCGTGTGGAAGCAGGTGTAGGCGTGCAGATCGCAGCGAACCCGGCCCTGGCCCCGTCGGCGATGGAGGGCGGGAACATGGTGGCGACGAACATGATCGCCATGGCGCTCCCGGGGTCGGAGCCGATCACCCCGATGCCGGAGGCGCCGAACCTGCTGGACCCGAACCTGCCGATGCCGAAGATCCCCGCCGGCCAGCTTCCCCTGTCCACGCAGGTCGGGAAGTACGGCGGCGTCGGGCTCCCGGCGCGGCCGGCGAACAACTCGGGTGACATCCGGGCGCCGGGCGCGGAGCCGGGGCGGGACGGCGGCGGGTTCACCACGGGCCCGCAGCCCGGCGGGAACCAGGGGCACGGCAACCCGGGCGCGGGTTCGTCCGGGCCGGACTTGTGGAAGCCGACGATCTCGTTCGGCCCCCCGGCGCGCAGCCCGTCGGCTCCGGGCAGCTAGTTGCACCTGCCGTGGCGGGACGTCGCCCCGGGTGACGGCCCCGCCATCAGCACGTCGGTGACCGCCGCGGAAGCCGCTGAGCTGGCGCGGCTGGCGGAGGGCCGCACCGTGCTGGAGGTGGGGTCCGCGTACGGGTACAGCGCGGTGGTGATGGCCCTCACCGGCGCGCAGGTGACCGCCGTGGACCCGCACGGGGGCCCCGGGTCGTGCGCGGGGTCGTATGAGGCGATGGTCGCCAACCTCGCGGCGTACGGGGTCGCTGACCAGGTGGAGGTCATCCGGGAGCAGTCACAGCAGGCGCTGCCGTGGCTGGCCCGGGAGGGGCTGGCGTTCGGGCTGGTGTTCATCGACGGCGACCATTCCGCGCAGGCGGCCCGGCATGACATCCGCTGGGCGCTGCAACTGCTGGACCCGGGAGGGACGATCGCGGTGCACGACTACCTGGAGGCGTGCTGCTGCCCCGGGGTGCGGGAGGCGGCGGACGGGCTGCTGGAGGGCGGCGTGCTGACGGACTCGATGCTGGCCGTGGTCCGGTGAGGGTGCTGGTGACCGGGTCGTCCGGGTTCATCGGCCGTCATGTCACCGCTGAGCTGGAGCGCCGCGGGGACGTGGTGGTCCCGCTCGACCGGCCGCGACTGGACATCACGCACGCCCCCGATGTCGTTGAGGCCATGCGGGGCGCGGACGCGGTAATCAATCTCGCTGGCCTGCTAGGCACTCCGGAACTGTTCGGCAACGAGCGCCGCGCGGCGGAGGTTAACATCCTCGGTGCTCTCGCCATCTATGACGTGGCGGCGCGGCGCGGCATCCCGGTGGTGCAGATCGGCACCGGGCACAAAGGCCAGCCGAACCCGTACGCGATCACCAAGGGGTGCGCGGAAGACCTCGGCCTCGCCCGCGCCCGGTGGCGCGGCGAGAAGATCACCGTGGTCCGCGCCTACCACGTGTACGGCCCGGGACAACTGCCCGGCCCACCGCACGGCCCGGCTTCGGTGCACAAGTTCTTCCCCACGTTCGCGTGCCGCGCGCTGACCGGCGTGCCCCTGGAACTGCACGGCGGCGGCGGCCAGCTCATTGACCCGGTGCACGTCGCTGACGTCGCTGAGACGCTCTGTGACGCGATCTCCGGCCCGTATGGGGAAGTGGTAGAGGCCGGGTGCGGAAAAGCGTTCTCCGTGGCGCAGGTAGCCGAAGGCATAGCAGCGGCGGCGGCTCCGGGGTGGTCAGCGGCGCTGATGGCGGCGCCAGTCCGTGCCGGGGAGCCGGAGGGCGCGGAGGTGGTTGCGGCAGGCCCCGTGTGCCGTAACCCGTGGCCGCACCTGCTCGCCGAGACCGTCGAATGGTACCGGGAATGGCTGGCCCGCTCGTCAGCGTGATCACCCCCACGTGGCAGCGGCACGATCTGCTGCTGGACCGGTGCGTCCCGTCGGTGGCCGCGCAGACCTACCCGCACATCGAGCATGTGATCGTCTCGGACGGCCCCGACCAGGAACTGTCCGAACGTGCGGCTAAGGTGCTGGACTCGGCCGGCGGCGACCGGCTGGTGTTCCGGTACCTGGCCGGGCACGACCCGCAGGCGCGGTGGGGGCACTGGGCCAGGCTGCGCGGCCTGGAACTGGCCACCGGTGACCTGATCGCCTACCTGGACGACGACAACGCGTTCCGCCCCGACCACGTCGCCAAGCTCGTGGCGGCGCTGGAGGAGAACCCTGGCGCGGGGTTCGCGTACAGCCAGATCATGATGCACGGGAACGGCGGGGCGTACGTGGTGGGGGTGCCGCCGCCGGCGTACGGGCAGATCGACACCTCCGCGATCATGCACCGCCGGGGGCTGCTGGAATCGGCGACGTGGCGGGACGAGGGCCAGGTCACGATCGACTGGGACGTCGTGGAGCGGTGGCTGCATGCGGGCGCGCAGTGGGCGCACGTGCCGGAGGTGACCGCAGATTACTACTTCGGCTGACCGCAGCGTCTGGGGCGTCCACGACTACGTCCCGTCCTACACGATGTCCGTCGGGTCCACCCCGGAGCAGTCCACGTGGGTGCCGGGGGCGTCGGGGCCGACGGGGTGCGGCTGGTACCGGGTGATCGTCCCCCTGGCCGAGCTGGCCCGGCACGGGTGGGACACGGCGTGGCGGCACGGCGTCCCCCCGCCGGAGGCGTCCGGGTACCGGATAATCACCGCGCAGCGGCTGGACAAGCCGAAGGCGCTGCCGGTCTGGCGCAGGCTGCGCATGTCGCACCGGCTGGTGTACGAGACCGACGACGACATTTTCTCGGTGCCGCCGGAGCGGTGGGTGCACGCCACGTACCCGCAGCATGTGATGCAGGAGGTCGTGCAGCACGCCGCCCAGTGCGCCGACCTGCTGACGGTGTCCACCGAGCCGCTGGCGGAGGTGTACCGGGCGCGCGGCTGCCGCGAGGTGCGGGTGCTGCCGAACTGCCTGCCGCGCGGGGTCGTGGGGATGGCCCGTAACCGGAACCGGCGCAAGCTGGTGGTCGGCTGGGCCGGGGGCGGGTCGCACGAGAAGGACCTGCGGATGATCGCGGAGCCGGTGCGGGACTTCCTCGACGCGCACCCGAAGGCCGAGCTGCACCTGATGGGGTCCGATTTCAGCGATGTGATCGGCCGCCGGGCGCGGTTCACCGAGTGGTCCCCGGCGGACGAGACCCTGGATTACTACCGGGGCATCGACTTCGGCATCGGCCTGGCCCCGCTGACCGGCACCCGGTTCGACCAGTCGAAGTCGAACATCAAGGTGCTGGAGTACATGGCCCTCGGCATCCCCGTCCTCGCCTCCGATTGCGAGCCGTACCGGGGGACGGTGATCGACGGGGTCAACGGGTACCTGATCCGGTCCCACCGTGACTGGGGGCGCCGTTTGCGCGAGCTGGCTAATGACCCGGCGGCGCGGGAGGAGATGGGCGCCAAGGCGATGGCCACCGCCGCGGAGCACGCGATCGACCGGAACTGGCACAAGTGGGCCACCGTTTACGAGGAGCTACTGTGAAAGTGAAGATGACCCACCACCTGGACACGTCCTGGTTCGAGGACGACGACTGGCGGTCCTACCCGCCGCCGGGTGAGGTGCTGGAGACCAACGCCACGCACGCCGCAGACCTGTGCCGGCAGGGGTACGCGGTGCCGGTGGCGGAGGAGCGGGCGGCGGAGAAGCGCCCGGCGCCGGAGACGGCGGAGAAGCGCGCCGCCGGGTCCAAGCCGGGCTGATGCACTGGCACCACCTCCTCGGCACCGACGGCGGCAACAGCGCGTTCTACCTGTTCTACTCCGGGCTGTTCGGGGTGCTGGTGGTCGGCGGCAGCCTGGGCCTGAACGCGTACGTGACCGCAAGAAAGCACAACTGCCACCAGCCGAAATGCTGGCGGGTGGGGCACCTGCCGGTGGAGGGCACGCCGTACCAGGTGTGCAAAAGGCACCACCCGTCGCCGCCGGGCCGGGACACGATCCGCAAGCGGCACCGCCTGTACCTGGGTAACAATCCCGGCCGGGGATGACCTGGCGGCTGCTGCGCGGATGGCGCGCGGCGGACACCCAGCTACTGCCCATGCTCCGCGAGGTGTTCGCCTACACCGAGCGTGAGCCTGGCCGCGCGACCGGGTGGCTGCTGCTGCAGGACCGGCCGCCGGTCACGGGCTGGCCGGGGCCGTTCGCGGACCTGGGCCCGTGGCTGCTCGCCGACCTCCAGCGGGACCTGGGCACCCGGTTCACCGCCGTGGCCTTCCAGGCGTACCTGGACGGGACGGGGTGCGGGTGGCATCACGACCGGGACTGGGGCGCGCAGGCGGTCCTGTCACTGGGCGTGACCCGGTCGTTCGGCCTGCGCCGCGGCGGCGCAGAGCGGTTCGTGCCGCTGGCGCACGGCGACCTGCTGTTCATGCCCCCCGGGTTCCAGGACTCCTGGGAGCACTGCGTCCCGCAAGAAGAAGTGCCCGGCGAGCGGTGCTCGCTGGTTTTCCGCGCACCACCTGATCACCGCGAATAGGAGCACAGCATGGCGATCAGCGACATCTATACGGTGGACTCGGGCATGGTCGCCACCGCGACCACGGTGCAGACCCCGATCCTGGAACTGCGGACGGCGGCCACTAAGCGGGCGTTCCAGGTGGGCGTGCGAATGAAAATCGGTGTCACCGCCGCCGCCGCCGGGAACGATGCGGTGTTCACCCTGGCCCGGGCCGGCAACTCGCCGTCCGGCGGGACGGCGGCGAACCTCCGCGCGCACGACGCGGCGTCGGCGGCGGCGATCTCCTCGGCGTTCATCGGCTCCTGGACGATCGCCCCCACGCTGGGGAACATCCTCGGTGAGTGGGTGCTGCCGCAGACCACCGGGTCCATGTGGGAGGAGTTCCCGCCGCTGGGCTATGAGTTCGTGGCGGGCGTGTCCACGTCGCTGGTGGGGTTCATCACGCTGAGCGTGGGCACCTCGACGCCGGTCGAGTTCCAGTTCGTGGTCTCGGAGTAACCGGTGAGCTTCACGACTGGCACGCAGGCGGAGCTGCTGTACTCGCTGACGGCGGCGATCACCAAGAACACCTACACCACGCAGGCCGCGTTCACCGGCGTCCTCGCCACCAACACGGTGTGCAACATCCCGGCGGGGTGGCTGAACTCCGGCAGCAACCCGAACCCGGTGGGCCGGTCGCTGCTGCTGGAGGTGTGGGGCAACACGGCGACCACGTCGGCGGCCACGATCGCGGTGGCTCTCGGCCTGGACTCCACCGGCGGCACGATCGCCAACTCCATCTCCGTCGCCGGCGCGCTGGCACCGACCGCGGCGGTGACGTGCCCGTTCTACCTCACCGCCCGGTACACATGCACCACCTACCTGACCAGCACGTGCACCTACCAGGTGAACGGCACCTGGCGGGTGGAGTCGGTCGCCTCGGGCGGCGTGCCGACCACGGCGGCGCAGTGCTCCGGGTTCGCCGGCACCCAGACCTGTGACCCGCGGGTCATCAACTACGTGGAGCTGTTCGGCACCTGGTCCGCGTCGGCGGCCGGTAACACCACCACGGTGCAGAATATGTACCTCTGGGGACTGAACTAGCCGTGGCGATCTTCGCCGCCGGGATCACCCAGCAGTACGTGACGAACAACGCGCAGGCCAAGCTGGCCGCGCTGCGGAAGGCGCTGCGGGACTGCGAGGACTTCTACCTCTGGCTGTCCGCCTACGCGCAGTCCGACCTGGTCAACCTGGGGTTCTCCGCCGCCGACGCGAGCGACATCTTCTCCGCCGCCGCCGACGCGAACGCCCTGTACCAGGTTTACGCGACGGGCCTGCCGCCGGGGACCTATCCGCAGCCCGCGTCGGCGTACGTGTACGGGACCAGCCAGCGCGTGGTCATCGGGCCGCTGACCTGACCTGACCGGGAGGGCGCATGGCCTGGTCGGTCCTCCAGTCGGCAAGCGCCTCGACCACTTCGGTAACCTTCGGGAGCAACCTCAGCTCCGGGACGAAGCTGATCGCGTACTGCGGCAGCGTCACGTTCCAGGCGATCCCGGCCCCGACGGCCGTCAAGGACGGCAGCAATAACGCGTTCACCGAGGTCGCGGTCACCACCGGCACCGCCGGCCCGTCGAGCTTCTGGCCGAACCTGTCCGTCTGGGTGCTGGACACCCCGGCCGGGGACGTGGGCACCGCGCCGACGATCACCGTCACCTGGTCCGGCAGCCCGGCGAACACCGCCGTCCTCGTGCAGGAGGTGTCCGGGCTCGCCGCCGGCACCGGCATCGACGGCACCGCGGGCCTCTTCGGGTCCGGGGCGACCTCGTCGTCGCAGTCGCAGCCCGCCTACTCCAGCAGCGCGTCGAACGAGTTCCTGATTTCGGCGGGGTGCTGGGACGGGGTCAACCAGTCCGCGGCCCTGTCCGGGTACACCCTCGACGCGAACTCCATCCAGCCGTCCGGCTCGGAACAGCTTGCCGTCGGGTACGCCAACTCCACCGGCGGCGCGGAGTCCGGCACGTGGACCGGGGTCAGCAACGCCGGCGACGTGGCGCTCATCGTGCTGGCGCTGCCGCTGCCCGCCGCCGGGGCGCCGCCGGTGCCGCTGCCGTCCCTGCCTGGGCGCACATGGCTGCGGCAGTTCCGCCACCCGCAGGCACTCCTGCCGCCGCCGGTGCCCCCGGCCCCGGCGCCGCTGCCGTTCGCCCCCGGGCAGACGTGGCGCCGCCAGTTCCAGCACCCCCAGCTGCTCGCCCCGCCGCCGCTGACCGGCATCAGCGGCCAGGCGCAGCCGCTGCCGACCCGCCAGCCGCGGCGGCAGGCGGCGCGCGGGCAGTGGCGCGGGTTCACCAGCACCACCACGAACCTGCTGAACGGGAACCAGCCCGGCGGCGTGGTGCGCCGCAGGACGGCCGCACGGGCATACTGGCGCGGCGGCCCGGTTCCCCCGCAGGCATCCCGGCCGGTCACCGGCACCGGGCTGGTGAAGCGGCGCACCGCAGCCCGGGCGTACTGGCAGCCCACCCGCACGGCCACCACGAACCTGCTGTCTGGCAGCCCGCCGGGTGGCATCATCAGGCGCCGGGCCGCATCCCGCGTGGTGTGGTCCGGGTTCGTCAGCACCACCGTCAACGCCACGGGACCGCCGCCACCGGCGCCCCCGCCGCTGCCGTTCGCCCCCGGGCAGACGTGGCGCCGCCAGTTCCAGCACCCGCAGCTCCTGCCCCCGGCCCCGCCGCCCGCGCAAGCGCCGGTGAACGGGCAAGCCCAGCCCCCGGCAACGCGGCAGCCGCGGCGGTACCCCGCCAGGGCGGTGTGGCGCGGGTTCGTCTCCTCGACCACGAACCTGCTGAACGGGCAGGCGCAGCCGCTGGCAACGCGGCAGCCCCGGCGGTACCCGGCGCGGGCGGTGTGGCGGCCGACCGGCACCCGCACCACCAACCTGCAATCGGGCAACGCGCCCGGCGGCATGGTCAAGCGCCGGCCGCCGCAGCGGGGCGCGTGGCGCGGGTATGTCTCGCGCACGACGAACGCGCCGCCGCCGGCGTTCCAGGTCGCGCGCAGCACCGCGTCCGTGGCCGATCCCCGTGACGGCACCGCCAGCGTCACCGCACCGTTCACCTCCGCCGCGTCGGTCACCGACCCCAGAGACGGGACACCGGGAGTCTCATGAGCGCGACCGTCTTCTTCGCCGACCCCGATGAGTTCGCCACACTCCAGAACATCTTCAAGGTCAACGGCGTGGCCACCGACCCCACTGTCGTGACGCTCACGATCACCGATCCCACCGGCGCGCAGACCATCCCGTCCACCACCCATGTCACGACGGGCACGTTCACCGCGAACGTGGCCTGCACCATCACCGGCGTGTGGACCTACCTGTGGGAAGGCACCGGGGTCGCCACCGACGCGATCGCCGGCACGTGGACCGTCGGCCCCGTCGCCCTGAACCAGAACTACTGCACGGTCGAGGAGCTGAAGTCCCGCCTCGGCATCCCCGACACCGCTGATGACTTCGAGCTGGGCCTCGCCGCCGCCGGGGCGTCCCGGGCGGTGGACGAGATCACCGGCCGGTACTTCTGGCGCGGCACCGATGTGAGGACGTACATCCCGGAGTCGATCTCCCGGCAGTCCCTCGATGACCTCGTGTCGGTCACCAGCTTCAAGATCGACCGGGACGGCGACGGGGTGTACGAGGAAACCTGGACACAGGGCACCGACTATGCCCTTGAGGTGGCGCCGGGGAAGTACAACGTGTCCGGGAAGGGCGAGCAGTGGCCCTACACCGGCGCCGTGGTGATCACCGGCGGGAAGCTGTTCCCGTTCACCTGGATGTGGTCGCACCTGGACCGGATACAGGTCACCGGCGTCTACGGGTGGCCCGCCGTCCCGCTCAACGTCAAGAACGCGTCCCTGATCGTGGCGGCGCAGCTGTTCAGGATTAAGGATTCCGTTTTTGGCGTCGCCGGGTTCGGCGAGTTCGGGGTGGTGCGGATCCAGTCGAACCCGCAGGTGATGTGGCTGCTGCGCCGGTACATCACCGGCCAGCGGATCGGCGTCTGACATGCCGCAGCCCGACTTCCCCACGGTGCGGCAGGCCATCGCCACATACCTGACGTCCTCGATCGGGCTGCGCGCGACGGCGAACCGCTTCGGCCAGGTGAACCCGCCGATGGCGGTGGTGCACCCGCAGACCGGCAGCCTGATCCGGTACGCGGTCACCATGGACGGCGAAACCGACTACAGCCTGCGGGCGATCATCCTCGCCTCCGAGGGCGACTCCACCAACGGGCAGGCCGTCCTCGACCAGTACCTGTCACCGGTGGGTGCCCTGTCCGTCTACGCGGCGGTGCAGAAGGACCCGACGCTCGGCGGCCAGGTGTCGTACTGCGCGGTCATCGAGGCCACCGGGTACGGGCTGATGAACTGGAACGGCGTGGACTACCTC